GGAAAATTCCACTGCGATGCACTCTTCTAAGGGCGGAGGGCATTGTGGTCAGTCGCCGGATTCACCGGAAGGACGGGCATTTAACTCATCATGAGACTACCGAAAGAGGACCGCGAAAAGCTGGAAAAAGCGGCGATAGCTAATGCGCTACGCAAGCTCGAAGCCGGCAAGACATTGACGCGCAAAGAGCGTAAGTTGCTCGCCGATGCGGCAAACGTGCCCATCCCGTCTAGCGCATTCGCCGCGACATGGGACACACTTGCCGTTGCGCTTGGCGTGAACAGGCGAACAATTAACTTGTGGCGCAGCGATCCGCGATATCGCGACGATTGCCCGCCGTGCAAGGCGGACGGGAGAAAGGAGGTTGCTTTGTGGTTTGAATTCATGCGCAGAAACGGGCTTGGCAAGGACGATCCCGGTGCTCAACACGCGGAGGACGATGCCTTACATCCGCCTCGATTAGGCGGAACGCCAAGCGATTGGAGAAAGGCGGAGATTGCTGTTAAAGTTGAGACGCGGCGAGCGGAACTGGACGCGCTGCGCGGCACGTTGATAGTTAGTGCCGAGCTTGAAGGACCACTGGGTGCGCTGCTTTCAGCGATACACAACAAAATGACCACATTACCTGAGCGCGTAGCGCCGATGGTCGCGGGCTTTACAGACATCGGCGAAATTACAGACATCATCCATGCGGAGGTTCAATTAGACATGACAGACTTGCACGGTTGCGAATACATAACGGACGCCAAAGTTTACGCTGAGACAGTTGAACTAACGCTGGCTGCGCAAGATGAAGCGTCACTGCGCGCGTTGATAGCTAACGGCGTCATAGCGTGTCTGCAAAGCATCGGGCGGCGCACAATTGAACGCGCAACAGAATGACCAATGAGCGACACAGACGACATTGACCCCTCTACGCTACAACCCCTCAGCCCCTACGCATCGCGCAAAATCGCGGAACTTCGCCAAGCAATGATGAAACTAACCGCCGCAAAATGCACGCTGGCGAAATGGATCGAATGGGCGCGGATGCACGGGCATCTGGAGCACGCTGAGGGACTCGTGGACATGACGCGGGAAATTATTGCGGAGGACAACCGATGAGCGCAGAGACACGCATGCGGACGGCGGAATGCTATACTTGCCTGGGAGGCAACTTTGAGTCGCGCGGTGATGATTTCATTTGCTGTCACTGGACCGCAGAAGTGCCCGCAGCGGATGGTTGGTGGTGGTGGCAGGCTCACCCCAACTATCCCAAGAAGCCGATGGAAATTTGGAGCAAGACGCGCGGATCGGAGGTGATAGAGCGACTTTGCAACTACTGCGGCCAAACGAATCTCGACGCACTGACTAAGACTTATCCCGCAGGGAGGTGGGCGGGTCCGCTACCCGAGCCAGTGGACGCGTTGGACGAAGAGCCGACGCAGAACGATGGCGCTCAGCGCGCTGACACGGCGGGGGGCGCGTCGTGTGGAGCTTCTTAAAATAAATCAAACATTCTCGTTGACGTGCGCGCACGTCGCACATAGAGTCTGTGTAGTTCGAGGCGATAAACGCCCCGACGAAACCAGAAACATAAAATGCAAAACCCACTCGAAAATCAGCAACAGCCAATCCTAGCCGGAGTCCCGTTCACCACGCGCGGCTACCGTGACTTCCCTGCGGCGACTGTCCTGCACAGACCAACCCGCCTGCTCGTCATTCAGAGCGTCGAATACGACGAGGAAACCTACTTCCGTTTCTGCGAACGGAATGACTCTGATCCTGCGCGCCCGGCCTATTCCGACTTCGGCCTGTGGCGCGAGTCGGAGGAAGAGGCAAAATACAACGCGGAGCAATACTACACGGAGCAGGTCGCGGAATGAAGTGCCCGCACTGCGGAAGGGAAATCGAGACTCAGCAGAATCGCGCTGCTGCGTCTCGATGGGAAGTCATGACGCCAGAACAACGCTCCCGAGAAATGAAGCGCGTCCGCAAGAAGGGCTTGGTTGGGGATGGTGGGAAAAAGCGTCGGGAGAAGAACGTGTATTGCGACATGAAGGCCCTTGAGGGGGTCGTCGAAATAATGCGGGGCCGTTCGCCTACCGACAAGCTCACCGACATCCGCCCATGAAGACTATGAAAGACGACACTGCGCGCATGACTACGACAACTCCCGAAGCTCGAATCCACGACACCGCGCAACCTGAAATCCTCGCCGCCCTCGCTCGCGAAAGCCGCTGGTGGAAATACTCATCATGCGAACACGTCTTCCACTGCATCCGTTTGTGGGATTGCTGGGTCGGCGTCGCTGGCGACGGCGACAATGGCGCGTATGAATACTTCGTCTGGAAGGACGGAAAGCTGACCACCTCCAATGTCGGCTACGGCAGCACCGACACCGCGCTGCGCGACGTGCTCAAGGAGGTAGTCCAATGAAGTGCCCGCGCTGCAAGAAGGCTATGACCGAAGAAGAAATCCGGTCAATGTGGGGACAACTATCGCGCTCGAAGGCATCTCCTCTGACGCCCGAAATGGCGACGGCGCGTGCGAAGAAAGCCGCCGCTGCGAGATGGGCGACAGGGGCGGGGCGGCAGGGTCCGGAGCTTCTTCAAGCATGATAGGGTTTCGCAACGCACTGGAATTCGTCATTGGACTTGCGAAGGCCACACTCAAGCCACGCCCGCGAATCCCTGTTTACAAATGGGCCGACGACAATGTCAGGATCCCAGACGAGGCCGGAGGTCCACATCCCGGTCAGCTTCGCACGTCGCGCTTTCCGATCTTTCGAGGATTGTTCGACCTAACACAAAAAAGAGGCGTCCACTTCGTGACGCTGTGCGCCTCCGCGCGAGTCGGAAAAACTCTCTTCTCGATCATCCTTGTTCTGTATTGGATCGCCGAGCGCGTCGGGTCCGTCGTATGGCTCGACCCATCCGGCCAGTCCGCGAAGAAATTCGTGCGCAACGAACTCGAACATTTCCTACGCTTGTGCCCGCCCGTCATTAGCGTTGCAGTGTTCGCAAAAGCCGCGTGGCAAATTCTATGGAAAACTTTTCGCGGAAAAAATCTTCGCATCGTCGGGAGTGGTGCCGAGGCCGACATGCACGGCTTTAACGCGGAACTGGCTATCATCAACGAGGCGGACCGCTGCCGGGAAGCCACAACTCAAGACGCAAGCAGCCGCGACAAGATAATTGCGCGGACCAGGCTATACCCTCACACGCGATTGATTGTGGAGAACAGCACGCCGGGAGCGGCTGGCGAATTCTCTCCGATATGGCACAGCTTCCTTCGCGGATCTCAGCACCATTGCTACCTACCGTGCCCGCACTGCTCAGACGACGCGGCGGCAAGAGGTGAGCAATTCAAGCTGCCAGCAACTCAGCCGGTCGGCTGGTCCTCGCAGTCGGCAGATCAACACTTGGCCGGCTGGCAACGGCTCACGTTCGCCGTTGAAAAAAAACTAGTGCCGTTCAACGATGATCTTTCGCCATTGGTTGACGAAACTGGGAAACTTTTGCCACGCGAAAAGTGGCGCGAAGAAATCACCGGGCAAATCAAGTTCAGCCAATTCGCAATTTGGAAAGAGCGACCACTGTCATACGACGCGACGCGCACTGAACGCTACAAGGCAGGCTACGATTACGACGCCGTCGAGCGCGGGGCAACTTACGAGTGCGCGCACTGCAAGCGCGAGATTCCATTTGTTAAGTTGCGATGGATGTTGGCTAGATACCGATGGGTGGCACACAATCCAGAGGCGTCGTCCGATACTATCTCCGCCCATGTGTGGGCAGGGTATTCGCCATTCGAGGGCTGGGGCATTATCGCGCGCGAATTCATCGGCGCAAAAAGCGACATCGGGAGCCTCATTAAGTTCCACAACTTCACACTAGGTTTGCCATTTATTAGGCAGGGAGCGGCAGTGAAGGGCGAAGATTTGGACCGCGTGATTGCGCGCACTCCCGTCCGATACACCAAAGGTCAACTCCCCATGCGTCCTGAGCGACTCACGATGACGATTGACAAGCAGCATACGGAATTTTGGTTTGTGATTCGCGCATGGGGTATCCGCCGCGACACGCCGGAAATGCGCACATGGTCGGCGCTCGTCGATTGGGGACGGGCCTACTCTTACAATGAATTGCTCGAAATTGCCGGACACAAACGCGGCGCAGACGGGCATCTTCGGAGTTTCGTGTGGACCGACGATGAAGGCACCGTGAATCACGATGTCTTTTGCGGATTAGTTGACGCCGGAGACACACCGGACTCCGTTTATTCGTTCTGCGCGAGAGAGACAGATGCGTTCGATGTCTATAAAGGAGCCGGACCTAATGCCACACGCGGCGCACGCATTCGCGTCACGAAAGTTTTCGACGAAGAAGTAACGCAATGGCTATGTTGGTCCGATTTTTGGGCATCAAATCTCTACGACGACTGCATTAAGTTCGGATCCGCGTTCGGACAGCCAGTAGACTGGTGGTTGCCTGTGGACATTGATGACGACTACCGCAAGCAACTGACGGACGAGTATAGGACTAATGACGGCTGGCAGAGCCGTTCCAAAAACAATCACCTAGGCGACTGCGAGAAGATGACCCGTTGCCTAAGTGAAAAACTAGAAGCCACATTCGAGGAATTGCGCGAAGAGATTTTAGAGAAGGCGCAAGTGACTCCTAATTGACATCAGCGACACGCGCGGCGTAATAGTTAGTCATGCGATACGCCGACGCAGCCGGATCACATTACGCCGCCATAACGCCGGACATGGCGGCGGAAATCGACACTCCGCTAGACGTGCTCAAGGAGTCATTCGCCACCTACGACGGCGCAATCCCTGCGACTCGCGCCGCATTCGTCGCGACATGCATCGCAATCCTCGACTCCTCTGCACACATTCTTCGAGACGCGGAGCACTCCAGCGGCACACGATCAGACGCGGCGGTTGCTGTCCTTTCATTGCTCGCCGGCGACAGCGACCGACGACTCGCTCTTCGCGCGGTATGCTATCAGCGATTGCTAGGCATCGAGGGACGGACGCTTGAACAAATAGGCGTCGAATTCGGACTCTGCCGCGCAGCCGTTCACACGGTTTACAGGCAGATTCAGAATCAGCATCCGTTTTTGCATTCGCGCGGTGATCGATCCGATTCAACTCGGCGCGCATCAGCCAAACGAAGAATAGGCTTCCGTAAACCGGCATTCAAGTGGACACTGGCTAACCTATGGACGAAACCACTCCCAATCAACTAACGGAACTCGAATGCGCAACGGTGCGCGAAATGGAATCATCGGCGCTATCGCTTC